CCCCAACCTCTCCGATATATCCCGAATCAACCGTACCCGGAGCATTTAAGACGATAATTCCTTTCTTTAAGGCTAATCCACTTCTTGATCTTACTTGTAGCTCGAATCCATTAGGTATTCCTAAGTATACCCCAGTAGGAATCAGTACTCTTTGAAATGGGGGTATTGTAACATTTCCATGCGTTAGATAAGCGCATAAATCCATACCTGCATCGTTCGGGTGTTGGTAATATGGAGTATTGTTATTTGATTTGTTTACGATTTTCACTGTTATTCCCATTGTCGCTACACTTGCTGTAATAGCTCCACTTAAATTTCCATCTCCAGTTATTTTGTATGGAGAACTATTTGTTTCTTTATTCATGATAAATTATTTTTTATATTTCCAATTTTTTCTGTTCATGCGGTTCGTGTTGTATAGTGGCCGAGTTACTCCGCATAATTTGTCGTACTCGTCCAATTTCAATGTCCCTATGTCAGACAAATCTATTATCACATCATCGTTTATGTATCTGAAGTAATATTTATTGTAAGATATTCCCCCTCCAGAAACTACCTTGTGAATATCTGGAGAATGTAATCCTCCAAATTTTGCTGCCTGATACAGCGAAGAGGAAATCAGTATTAATGTTTTGTTGTGGCTAAATATCAATACTGATTTCGCTGGAAGCTTTTTACCCATAAATTTTTAATATTTCCTCTTTCGTAAACCTATCTTTTAGTTGGTCTACTAAAAGTTGGTTAGACAAACTCACTCCTCTGTAGAATGTTTCTTCTATTCGATTGCACACGTACGATAAAAACTTATCATCAATATAGCAAAGAAATAGTATTGCAAATGAAGTATCAATTAATACATGCTTGTCTGGAGCATTAATAAATAAAATATCTTCAGATAGTATCCCGTAGGAGTCGCATAACTGATTTAGTTGTAACCTGTAAGATACCTGAAATCCGTTTATTGATTTCAATTTTTCTTTTGAAATTGACGATAAGGCTTTTGTTGCATCGAAAAATGTTTTCTTATGTTCACCATCCATTCCAAATAATAATTCGGGTCCCTCCGGAATTAATCTTTCAGTACATTTTACATTTACTTCTTTCATTCGTTTACGTCTCTTTCGTAAGTTTCCTTTGTAACCAAAACAGATTCTGCTTGATCAAACTTTACATCTCTAATGATGTATTGTTTTTGCTCCCCAACTTTCACAAGATAACTTTTTGTAGCTGTGATTGCGTCACTTGATGATTTCGCTGGAAGGAATATGGTTTCTTTTGTTTTCTTAAGTCTTCCTTTCTCATCGAAGTCTGAGTACACTACTGTTACGGCATAAATTCCAACACCTGTGTTTTCGTCTTCTTCAAAATAATAAGTGAACAATCCCAGAATAAGTCTTTCGTCAACAGAGAACGTTGAGTTGTATACTACCTGAGATAATTTGGTTTTTACGATTTCGTATGAAAAGTTTTTTTCATCTCCATACAACGCATACGCCAATTTTTCTGCCTCAGAGTAATTAGTGGCCATTACTAAATCTTCAACCTTTATTTGGTTGATTCCCCCGTTTTCATCTTCACCCTGGTAAGATGATTTGATTCTAAAGATTTGAAATGATTTTTCCATTTTGTTTTTATTTTTATTAAACGTTTGCAAATGTATTTGTTTTGTCTATCACTTCCAAGTAAAATATCTACTTTAACTTTTATTATTTTTAAATTGTATTGATATTAAGATAGTTACATATACAGTTTTCGTTATATGCAATAATTATTTTAACACTTATGTTGTTGTGTATTATATAGTTTATTTTGAAACCAACAATAAATGTACAATCTATTCTTCAGAAAATGAAGTATGAGTGAAATGGATTATGAATCAACTTTTGACGGATCACCCCTTATAGCTTACTTCCAGACAAGTAAGAAAACAATACAGGAATATGTTGCTGAACTTGATAAGTACAACACATATAAAACTGTGCAATCTCAGTTAAATCGTGGGGTTGTTCTTGATGATAGAGGTAGGCTTATAGACTTGTATGAAGCTTGTGTTCAACAAGATGCTCATTTAAGATCTGTTCTTGAAACTATATTATCCCAATTGACAGGAGAAAGATATATGATGGCATCCATAGGTAAGGACGGCAATTATGTAAAGAATACGGTTGAATCTGAAAAGATACAGGGAACGCAATTTGTGAAGATAATAAAAGGAATTGCCGAAGCTAAATGGTACGGATACACTGGTCTGGAAATAATGTCAGACATAGATCCTATTACCGGTAAGCTTAAGGAAGTTAATGAAATAGAAAGAAGGAATATTTGCCCAAATCAAGAAAGGATTGTTCAAAGGCAGGGCCAATGGACTCCAGGCTGGGATTTTGAAGCTAACCAGTATAAATGGAATTACATTTTAATAAATACTGGAGAGCTTGGTATTTTTTCAGCAACCACTCCTTTAATATTAGCTAAGAAATATACACTTGCTAATTATGTAAACTTCTCTCATACTTATGGACAACCTATTATTCATGGTAAGACAGCCTCTAATGATTACCAAGATAGAAAGAAGTTGGCTGATGAAATAGCTAATGCTGCACAAAAGAAAATAGTTATAACTGGGTTGGATGATATAATAGACATTAAAGCTTTTACAATGTCTAATTCAGAAAAGATATATACTAGCTTGTTGGATTTTGTAAACACTGAAGTGTCTAATGTAATGGTTGGTTCATCTTCTATTGCCGGTGCCACTCAATCTTATGTGGGGTCCACAAACGCTCATCAAGATGTATTCAGAGATAGGATAACAGTTTATCGTGAGTTCATTGAAAATATAATGAACGAAGAGGTTGTCCCAAGATTAGTTAAGATGGGTTATTTGGCTCCTGGTTTTTTGTTCAAGTACGCTAAGACTGTGGAGATGAACAACTCAGATAAGATTGAGTTATACAAACTCCTTACTAAAATGTATGAGGTTGACAATGTTCAAATAGAAAAAGAATTTGGCGTAGTTGTTGGAAAACAAATAATACAAAGCAATGTTTCTACTCCACTGACTTCAGATAACAATAATATAAAACCAACAACAGAGCCAGCTAAAACTGGATTCTAACGATATGGCTGGTACTATTGGAAAAGAAATAACTTTTGAAAAACTGGTAGAACAATGGAACTCCGCACCGGTTAGGTTTGAAATTAATGCTCTTAATTTTAATACTAATATTGGTAAGGATGCTGTAGAAATATTCAAGAAGTCTTTTGAACTTAGAACTTTCAACAGCAGCGGATCTTTCCCTTGGTCTCCCAGAAAAGATAAAAAGCCTCATCAATTATTGGAAGAGACTGGATCGTTAAAGAATTCTATAGTATATTCAAATCTATCAGACCACGGAACCGGTGTGAAAATTTATACCGATCCTAGAGCATTTGGCGGAAGTAATAGGAATAAGGCTGGAATATGTTATGCAGCAATACATAACGATCCAGATGGAAGTTATACTTTCAATAATGGTGGTAAAAGCGTAAGGAGACAATTTATGGGACATTCTTCTATACTTAAAGAAAGGATTGAAACCTTAACAAGAACAATTTTATTTCAAGGAATGCCATGATAGTAGATAAATCAACTTTAAATAATACCTCTCAAAAAACAGAAGACCCGGTTACGGCTACTTCTACTACAGAGGAAACAGTTAGTAATATTGCTTTAATTGAAGTATACAAAGCGGTTAAGGCTGTATTGCTTACTTTACATGAAAATGCTAACGATGATGCTACACCTCCTTATTTCAAGACAGTAAAATTAGATACTGGGCAATTTGACAGAATAGTTCGTGGGTCTAAAAATTTAGAGGAAGCTGTTTTATTTCCGGCGGTATTTATTCGATTTACAAATGTAAGGTATTTAACTGGTCAACAAAGGACCAGCAAGGGAAGGGCTACTTGCAGGATAAGGTACATATTGAACAATTTAGACTTAGGTAATGATGATATAGAAATAGAACCTATGATAATGTTCGACAGAATAAATACAGCTCTTCAGGATGCTAAGAGTTCTTATTCTGCATTAAATGAAA